TTTCTTTTTGTTTTTCTAATTTTTTTATTTGTTCTTCTTTTTCACCTATAGTTTGAGAATCATCATCAAAATCAACTGAAGGTTCTTTTTCTATTTTTTCAACTTCATTTTTTATAACTTCACTAACTTCTTCTTTAGTATAGGGAGTATTAGGTACTAAATCATCTATATCATAAGGAGTATTAAATTCCTTACCTTCAGGAACGGAACATTCTACTGTCTCTCCATATAAATTTTTTCTAGTTGCACGAATTTTATTGTTGTTTACAAGTTTAGTTGCTTCATCAGTAAAAGTATTTAATTGTTCGTCAGTTGGTTTTGCTTTGTCTTTTGCATTCCAAACATCAATAGAAAGATTACCTTTACCATCATCAACTACTTGTACTTCATCAATAAAATCTGGTTTTCTTCCAAGATATAATTCTATTTTTTTATTTAATAAATTCATCATGTTGCTATTCTAAATCCTTCAAAAATGTTGTTTACCGCTGCAAATATATTATATTGTGCATCACTTGTTTCAGCATAAACTTTAACTTTCATTGTATCTCCAGCAGCCATATCTATAACTGAAGAAACTGTCACAGTTCTCATATTCCACAATGAGCTATCACTTTGTCTTTTGTTTCTTGCAAATGCAGTATTTGTAGAATTTTTAACTAATAAAACATAACAGTCATACATATTTTGATAAAATTCTATTTGTGCGTGAAAAAAATACTTTCCCCCTTTACCACTTGGTACAGTAAAAACATTACTTGCAAACGCACTATCTGAATCAAACAATTCAGTTCCAAAAACTACTGGGTCTAAATAAGCTCCACTATTTACTTGTTGAGTGCTACTTGCAGTATGTACTTTAAAATAAGGAGTATTAGAAGATTTTAAATAACTATAATCTACTCGTTTTAAAACTCCAGCATCACTAACTAATAATTCATCAGTATCGGCTGGTGTTGCTCCAAGAGCAGTTTGTGCTGATATAACATCAGTATTAAGTTTTGCTCCAGTAACAGCAGTATCATTTATGGTTGTAGTTGTAACACTTCCAGCAGTAGGATTAACTGATTGCATTACTTTGTTTAAGTAATACACAGTTACGACATCTGCCGAAACTAATGTGCCACCTAAAGTTAAAGTTTTATTTCCAGTACCACCTACCGAATAAGTATTCTTATCTTGTACGATATTATTCCATACAACAAGTATATCTTCTTCAGCAGATATCTCATGCGTAAGAGTTACTGTATTAGTTGATAATCCAGTAAAACGATCTTGAATACCACTATCAAAAGTAGTTGCTGGTTGTTGGCCAATGTAAGTCAATTTTAAGTAATCTCCATTACAGATAATGCACCAGAAATTTTGTCAGCTACCGAACAATCAATTTGTAATACATCAGTTGTTTCCATTACAATTTTGCTACCAGCTAAAATTTCAAGTGAACTTTTTGCTGGAATAACAACATCTTTAGCTAGAAACGCAGTACCATTAGCTACATTGTTTGCACCATTTCGGTTTGCAGTATCACTAACTAATTCTACTTCAACAGATATAGAAGTAGTATGGATATTAGTAAGACGTAAACCAAGAATAACAGAAGTTGTGCTACCAGCCACAGTATACATTACATAAGGTGTTCCAGCCGAAGCTGGTTCTGCCGCAAAAGTTACAGTTTTAAATGTGTTTGCCATATTCTCCTTTCTATCCGAGGGCAATCGCCATGCTTACACTATTGTCTACACTTGCGATTGTTAGGGTTTCATTACCACCATCGTTGCCTTCTGTGAAAGTCACATTATCTCCAGCAACAAGTTTGCCATTTAGGAAACCAGCAGTAGTATCGTTAGAACTAACTTTAGTTTTAACATCTGTGTCAGCAGTTATGGTCTGCCAAGCTGAACCATCATAATATTTAAGAACATTAGAAGTTGTGTTAAATGCAAGATCACCAGCATCAAGACTAGAACTAGGATCGCTTGAGTCTACTCTATATCTTTCAGCAAAACTATTTACTCCTGATATATTGTTAGCTACTGTTGTAACATCTGCTTTAATTCCTTCAATAGCATTAAGGTCTGATACAAAATCAGAAGTTGCTAATTGGTTTAAATCATTAACTATGTCTGTTGTTGCAAGTGTATTAAGATCGCTAACTATATCTGCTGTTGCTAGTGTATTCATATCAGCAATAACATCAGCATTTGCAAGTAAAGCCATATCAGCTATAACATCTGAATCTGCTAATAAAGCCATATCAGCAACAACATCAGAAGTACCGAGTAATGCTAAATCTGCAACAACATCAGATGTACCGAGTAATCCCATAGCAGTTACATTAGCCGAAGTACCTAAATGCCCCATAGCGGTTACATTGGCAGACGTTCCTAATATACCCATATCAGTAACAACATCTGAGGTTCCTAGTAAACCCATAGCCGTTACATTCGCAGATGTTCCAAGGTGGCCCATAGCTGTAACATTAGCAGTAGTTGCCAATATATCCATATCGGTTACAATCGCTGATGTTCCAAGAATTGCCATATCGGCTACTGCATCAGTTGTTCCTAATAATCCTATTTCAGTAGCTTTTCCAGCAACAGCACCTATGTCGGAAGAATCATTTGCTACTGCGGTTACATTAGAAGCAATCCCAGCAACAGTTGTTATATTAGCACTTATGGCACTTAATGTTGAAATCTCAGTACTTAATCCAGCAACAGTTGCTACATCAGTAATTGATTGAGAAAACTCAAGACCATCACCTGATGAATTAACTGATAATATTTTATTGGCTACAAGGTTTGGAAAAGTTATATCAAAAGTATTTGAAGTAGATGCTGACGCTTTAGGTGAAAATTTTAAATCTCTTTCTACTTGTTGCATCATAGCAACAACTTTATCTAATTCCGTGTTAAGTGTTTCTACGGGAAATGAACCTGAATCAGAAAAATCTGTACTTCTAGCTATCGCTAGATCACGATATATTGTGTATTTATCACCAGCAGTAGCACCTCCACCAAGCGTTATTGAACCACCACCAGATGCTCCAGCACCAGATACAGAATATTGGGTAGCTGAAGATGGTGATGCGTTAAATGACAGCGTAGTATCTGTGCCACCACTAGTTTTTATCACAACCAAATCAGCATTTGCAAAAAACTCAAAAGGAACGGAAAACGCTGTTTGACTGCTTGAAGCTGTATACTGTACTCTAGGTGTAGTATCAGATATTGTAATTGACATTTATTGCATACCTTTTTCTAATGAATCAAAAAATCCGTCTGCGTAATGTATATTGTTAAAAGGTATTATCCTACGCACATTGGAAGCTCGTGTAGATGGTTCATTTGTAAATAAAATATGCTGAAATTTATCTAATTGTGAACCAGTTGGACCACCAATAGCCCCAGCTTTATCACCCATATCGCCAAAAATTATTCTTTCAAGCCCCATGTATATATCTGTAAATATTCCACCAGCTCCTGATCTTTCAAATCCAGCTTTAAATTTTTCTGCTTCACTTTTTTGAGAATAATCAATATCAAAAGCTCTAGCTCTCATTTGATCTACTATCATTCCCATAACAATTAACATTATTATGCCTCCATAAAAGTTAGCATCTCTTTCTTGTAACCCTCTAATCAACACCCTGTTTGTCATTCCCATACCAAATTTTTTAAACTGAGCTACTAGACTGCCTAATTCAGTCGACATCCATAAAGGAGTATCTGCAAGACTAGGTGTTACTATTGATATGTTAACATCATTTTGAACAGCTAATTGAAATTTTTTTGCTATATCTTGATCAAACCAATCAAACGATTTAGCTAATCGTATACTATCTAACTCACTATCATTTCTAGGTGACACACCTTTATACGAACCTTTACCTTGTCCATGATTAACATATTGTTGCATAATTCTTTTTGCATCATCTAAATTAATTCCAGCTTGAGCTAATTTTGCTTTATTTAATTGTGTAATAGTTCCATTAACCCAATTTTCACATTCTTCTAATATTCTTGTTACAATTATCATGCTGTTATGTGTTTTAATTACTTGGTTCCAAGGTGACATTAAATTAGCCATAAAAAATATACTGGACATTTTGTTAGCACCTCGTTCTATTCTGTCTAAAGAACCGTACACATTATCTAAATCATTATAAGTCAATGCTCTTGTATTAAGGAGCATATCCCAACCTTCACCAGACATACGATTTTCTTTTAAAGCTATTTTATAAATATCTTTTGAGATACCTTTGCTAAATGATTCATATGTTGTTTTTAAACTTCTTTGTAATCCATTAAAAAACAATGAACGACCTAAATCAACAATAGATGCAGTAGCTCCTTGTAATGAAGTCCAAGCATTAAAATGTTTTGTTAATCTAACTCCCCTACTCCAAAATTTAGTAGGATCAGGTGAAACACCATGTGTTCCTTTAAATAAATCTCTAACAGCTTCCATGTCTTTTAAAACTGCATTTCTTTCTTTAATAATATTTGATTTTTCTGTTGAAGTAGTAGCTTTGTTAAATTTATCTTCGTATCCTTTTGAGATGTCTACTAATCCTTTTTGGTATCCTTTTTTAGCTAAAAATTGACCACCCATAGCATCTGCTGTTCCAAATATAGATGCTAGATAAGTGTCAGGTAAAACAGATTTATGATAAACATTCATAAGGATAAAAGCATCACTTTCCATGTAACCAGCTCTCATCCATTCTTCGTGATCTAAAACAAACTCACCTCGTCTTTTTAAATTTTTAGATACAGTAGATGGTGCAAAAAAATATCTATCAATAATTACATCATCCATAGATTTATCAGGATTAATTGGTTCGTAGCGTTGCCAAGGAAAACTTTCTTCGTATTGACGTACTAAATCATCTATTACTTCTTCAGGATAAGTAGGATTAGTTCTAGCTAAACTTGCTTTAGCAAATGCTCTATATTCTTCTACATTTTGTTTAATTTTACCTTGATTAACAAATCGGTTTAAATAATTTTTTCTAAGAGGTGATTTTTTTAGTTGTTCTAAAAATTTAATTTCTTTATCTATAATATCTTGAAATTCTTTTTTAGTATATTCTTTTATAGATTTACTTCCATCTCTTGCTCGTGAAGTAATAACAACCTTATTTCCTTTAGCTGTATTAAGCTTCGATTGAAGAGAGCCAATTAATATTTCTTGTTCGTTTACTCGTACTTCAGAATCTTTTATTTTTTTACCAACATAATCATAATAACTTTTAACTTGTTTTTTAGCTGACATAACT